AGCCTTCTTACATCCACCTCATTAAGCATCAGAATGTAAGGAGACAGGTTTACATACACTCAAACTTCACCAACATAAGCCATACCTTCAAATGACAGGTGTTGCAAAATTCAGTTGTTTGAGTGTACTCGAAAATGCAAAACTACGATTGAGAAATGCATGTGCTAAAAGAGTTCAACAAAGCAGGAATCATTAAGCATAATGGAAAATCTACAATCCCAACTTGATTTTTCTCTAATCTAAAAATGTGAAGGACTTCAAGAACTCGGGATGAAACACATTGACAGCCAAGAACCATGGAAGATCTCATCGACTCGGCTTCAACAACTGCAGAGCAAAAGTTCATGCTAATGATGTTTGAAAGACTAGAAGCTCTTGAAGACAAAGTGACGAATCTTACTGTTGAAAACCAGAACTTAAAGAAAAAACTCAAATACTATGACATACCAGATCTTCCAGCAGATGTATACATTTCAAAGCAACTAGTAGTATCCCCAGTCACAGCTATATATTGCAAGATTACTCTGAAAAACATTAAATATCTTGCTCTTGCTATGCGGATACTTAAGGAGCACTATTCAGCATATGCATTTCTTCCGCACTTCTTTGCCAACATCCGCTCACCATATAAGGAGTTTGACGTTCCCAAGAATCTCTACAGTAATGCAGTTGATCTTCACTGTCTCCTCACTGGTGATAAACCACAGACAATTCAACAACATGTATGTCAGATACATCAAAAGCTAAAATCATGTTTGCTGTGTTTTAGCCAAAACTCGCGCAGCTATCCAGCTATTGCAGCATGCCCCGCTCTTTACATGGCAAACTATTACTATTGTGGAGAATTCAGCTATCATCAGAAGTATCTGATTACAAATAGGACACTACAGCTAAACAGAACATATGCTAAGATAGCAAAGGATGCAGACCGCATCTATGGAGAAGTCATTGATGTTGGAATAGATTACAGAAATCGAGTTCTCGATGATTCTATTATGACTGTGGTCAATTTCTTAAAGAGAGAATGGAAGCAGAATGAGATTGTGTTTGAAAGAAATTTGGACATTGAAAATGATGATGCGGACGACGATGACTATGACAGTGAAGATGTGGATGACGATGACTATGAAAGTGAATGGGAAGATTATTAGCTTCTAGTGTAGAAGTCCGTGTCATGTCAGTATACATTCAGGTGCTCGCTGCAACTTGTTTTGTTCTTATACTTGATGCCATATGGCTTACAAGTATGAAATCATCGTATAATGCAATGGTACAGCGTGTTCAACATGCTCCACTGACTGTGAAATACATTCACGCAGTTGCCAGCTATATTTGTGTGGTGCTAGGAGTTGTGTTTTTTGCAGTGCCACTGGCACGTGCATCTGGGTATCCGAAATTCTTAGCTGCGGTGCTTTACGGTGGAGGATTGGGATTGGTTGTGTATGGTGTTTGGAACTTTACAAACCTGGCGGTGTTCAAGGACTATGACTTGGTTATGGGGATGACGGATCTCACTTGGGGGATTGTGCTTTTCACTCTAGTAACGTATGTATTGCTGAATATAAAATCAAAATAAACACGCTTCGCTCTCTATTGCACATAGTTTCTAGCAGACTATAGTAGCGAAATGATTGAACTGTATGTAGGTATAACCCTACTTGGTTTAGGGTATCTAATCCAACAACAGAATACTACACAACTGCGCACTGTACCAAATGAGAAGAAACAACTAAACAAAGGCGAGTTACCCATGTCAGTTCCTATGGCAAATGCTATTGAAGCACGGCGTGTAAACCAGACCTTCCAAGAAGGTGTACAAGGAAAAGCCATTATGCGCCCACCAAGCTCAAACAAACTCTTTTCAACAGCTCCACCTTCCAATACATTTCGTTCTGAACTCAGTGGCCAGATCACAGAACAGCGTCATAACAACATGCAACCTTATGGTAGGGTGAAAGCATTGGGAGGCGGACTTAGTGACAGGAGTCTTGAGACATTCACGGGATCAACAACCTATTATCAACCAAAGAAAGAGGTTGAAGCATTGTTCAAACCTCAGATGGATGTTGGAAACATCAACGGTATGCCTGTCAATACCAGTTACTTTATGGATCGTATTGCACCTCCCAAGGCGCAAAAGAATGTTTTACCATTTCAACAAATACGAGTTGGCCCAGGTGTGGGACAAGGATATGAATGTGGCCCGAAGGGTGGCTATCAACAGTTTGAAATCCAAGAGCTGGCACGCCCTAGAACAGTTGATGAACTTCGTGTTGGCTCACAGCCCAAGACAACCTATGAAGGTCGGGTTGTTGAAGGCCAAAAAGGATCAAAGCGTGGAATGGTGGCTCCCATGCAAAAGAATAGAGTAGAGACTTACTATGAACAAACACCTGATATGTATCTGCCCACAACTGGCGCTGTCCTTAAGCCCCGGCAGAAGCCGCAGCCCATTGACAAACTCACAAACCGCCCGGAAACCAGCCGCCCTTACAAGGGTACCGCCTACCAACCCAGCGGTGCGGAGCAGCGCCCCGCGGTGCAAGTTCCACACCGCCAAGCACTCCGTGCGCTCCCCGTCGGTGTGGCCACTGTCCCACACGGCAACGCCAAGGGCGATTATGGCAAGGCGTCTATTCAGGTTTATGCAAATGAGCGTGATATCACCAGCACCAAAACGGTATCCACTAACGTCACAAGTATGGTCAAAGCCATTATCGCTCCCCTGGAAGACCTCCTTAAGCCCAGTCGCAAGGAGCTATCTGTTGATGCCCCTGATCACAAGACCATCCAAGTACAGTTCCCCAACAAGCAAACCATTTACAATCCTAATGCTCCCACACGGACTACCATTAAGGAAACACTCATCCATGACTCGGAGAATCTGAATATTAAACCTCCAAAGGGTGTGGGTGTGGTGTATGATCCTGCAGAGATTGCACGCACAACTATGCGACAAACGATGGATCGCCTGGCTACAGAGATCAACACTGCTGTCACACGGAAAGCGGGTGCGGTGTACAACCCAGAAGATCCCGCCAAGGTTACTATTCGCCAAACCACAGAAGGCAAGACACGCGCTTTTGGTAACATGGCCAACACTGCCCCATCTGCCCTTCCTGTGGATCAATATGATGTTGCTGAAACACAGCGTAATGCCACTGATGCGGTGGGTGCTTCGGATTATGCAGGTAATCCTGCCCGGCCAACTGCCGATGGTTATGAAGTGTTTGCGGCTGATGCTCGCACCACACAACGCCAGTTTGTTGCTGACAATGAGTACTATGGTACAGCGCAGACTACCAGCGCCAAGGCACCCCGTAGCTACGAAGACATTATGAACCTTGAAATGAGTGATGGACTCAAGGAAGAACTTGAGATTGGCCGTGAACCCACACAAACTGGTGTCAAGGTGTTTAATGGAGATATTGCTGAAATGACTCGCACAGTGCAAGACCTACCTGACATGCCAGCTGCCAACCCTGAGCGCGTGACTAACATACCCCTTTCAGCTGGTGATTTGCAGTTTACCCGACAGCATGATGACTTGGATGAAGTTGTTGAAAACATTATTGATGCTGACATCCTGGAACCTTTCAAGAACAACCCATATACACAGTCACTCAATAGTTTTGCATAATCTAAAAAAGATGTTCGAATATAATTATAGTAAATGAGTATCGAAGAGACAGTTATAACTAAATTTAATACATTCCTAAACGAAAAGTTGTTAGGATATATAGGAAACAAGGTAACCCTTACAAAGAATTTACGAAAATTACAATTGCAGTTTCTATCTGGAAGCCTTAAAAGTAAAAAGTTACCACTACAGTTAAATTATCAAATTGATAACACCACTGGTACAGTTTCTCTTACTATTTCTGTAATTCATAATGAGAAACCTATTAATAAGTACACAATATCTTTAAATAATACTTCAAATTGGAGAAATATCTTATCAACCTCTTTCGAGGAGTTTGTAAATGAAACACTCCTTGAAGAAAAACTAAAAAGCGAATTGTTTGTTGATCTATGTGAGCTTAATGTGCATGTCTATATCACTATTACATACATACCTGAATCAACCATTATGTTAAGTAGGTGGGGACCCAACAAACCTACGTCTTCTGACCCGATCAGTACCGACGCAGTTTTAAAATTCAATCCCGAAACCACAACATCTGGAGGACAACAAAAGGTGAAGTATAATGGCCGTTTATACAGCCTTCGCACAGGTACAAGGGGCGGAAAATACATTCTAGTGAAAGACAAGCGTGTTTATATCAAATGAAACCCTTATTTACAATGTGTTGAAATGAATCTGGCAAGACTCATCTATTTTTTTTAATCAGTATTTTGCATGCTCTAATACGTAAACAAACAATCATCGTTTAGTGTAGATGTTTGAATGGCTGATAATGACATTCGTCGCGAATGCATATTAGAACTGTTTCAGTCTCTACGCCCAGTTGTAAACAAACGTATTTATAGCATCTGGGAATCAATCTATACATCTAAGGAAATCCCTCAACGCTATTGGTTAGAGAAATTTCAACTGTCTCTTAAAACCACACTACAGATACAATCTTGCGACTTGTGCCAAAATATTTCACATGTTCAAGAGCTTGCTACTACACTCCATAAAGCATATATACTAACTGGGGAGGTTTACCATGAAGAAGCTCCTCAAGTCAATGAATCCATTGATCTACTACTAGACTTTACCAAAGAAGTAATTGTATCTACTGCTCGTCAGCTGTGGTATGCTCCATATTTGGTTTACTTTGTCACTCATGACAAGTCAAAGGCAGCTGCAGGGCGTCAGGAGATGGATGCACTCATCAAAGCAAGCATCAAGACTACACTGAAACAGCAAACTAGTGAAATGATCTTGGCACAACGTGCTGTGGTTGAAAAATACAAAGATCATGTCAAATATGAACCTGAAATTGAGAGTGAAGAACGTGCAAGTAGTAGTAGTGAACTCTCAGATGAATCATATTCTGATATAGACAGCAGCGTGACAGACAAAAGTGAAAAGTTAACCCACCATTCGCCGCCTCTCACACCCCCCTCATCACCGCCACAGTCTCCACCAAGATCCCCTCCCAAATATGTTCTGGGAGATGACCTAAAACTGTCCATTTCACCTCTACAATCTCCAAAACGCCCCCCTTCCATTGCATCATCTGCTAGCAGTCTCAAAGCTCTCCCCACAGACGGTGATGACATTAATAACATTTATATTCCCCGCAAGTCCAACCCTGCATCACTGGATATTCCTCTCATGAAGAAACCAAAATCACATCTTTACAAAATGAGTTGGTATCGTGGTAATCCGAAACTATATCAGTACCTCATTGCCAAAAAGAAAAACGTACAGCGCGAGTGATAGGTTCTATCAAATAACTCTTAGTGATTGTAGATAGACAAGATGATGTATGGATTCTTAGCTACTGGCTTCCTTTTTAGTACAGTTGTGGTGATCTTAGTTTTACTAAACACCCCTTCATCCACATCAAAAAACAAGGACGGCAATGGAGTTCATTTCTTCAAGACCTTTATTGTTTCATACATTGTGTGTACAGCAATAGCCTATGTACTTCAAGAACCCGACACAAATAATATGATGAATAATATTTTAAAACACGAACCTGATTTTTAAGTTCTAAACTACTTAAGGAAATTCACGGGTTTTTTCAATTATGGCTTGTCATGCAAACTCAATCCCAAGTTACACACAAAAGAGTTTCTCACAAGAACAAAAACCTAAATGCTTCCAAGGCCACTATAGATATCCAACATAACCAGTATATTCAACAATGTGACACTGCAAAAGAAGAGCTTCAGCGTCTTGAGAAAGAGTTTCAAGATATTGTCTCTGTGATTCAAGAGTTGGATAATGTTGAAATGACTTCAGAAGTTCTAGAAAAGATTCTTGTAGCAAAAGATAAGAAATTTGCATTAGAACAACAGATCAAGCTATTACAAGAACAGTATGATGTAACAAAATACTTTACAAAGACCGCTGATATCCTGTGGAAATACTACGATATTTGTGAATCTGGGAATACGGTTGTAGACAAGCCTGCAATCAGTACTCCCAACTCAATTTTGAAATACTTTATGAGTGATACTAACAATGCCAAAAGTGCCAGTTGTACTTCTGCCTCGTCTTCCTCTTCATTGACTCCTGCTTCTAAAACTTCCTTAATGGAAAATTACATGAAACTAACCTCTAACGATTACATTGACCCTCAACAATGTAATTCATATAATAACACGAACGAGAACTGCTCTCATTGTGGATCTGAAGATGTATCTACAATGGTCAATGATGGATATACAGTATGTAATAAATGCCAGGCTATAGACTATATCATTGTGGATCATGAGAAACCATCATATCGTGATCCTCCTAAAGAAATCAGCTTTTATGCCTATAAGCGTAGTAATCACTTGAATGAATGGTTGTCGCAGATGCAAGGCAAAGAGACAACTGACATTCCCGAAGAAGTATATGACAAGATTCTTCTCGAGATCAAGAAACAAAAGATTACCAACATGGCACTCATCACACCCAAGAAGATTCGCGAAATCCTGCGCAAATTACAAATCAACAAGTACGAACATATTCCTCACATTCTCAATCGATTAACAGGTAAGCCTATGATGCAAATGAGCCCCGAATTGGAAGAGAAGCTGCGCAATATGTTCAAGCTGATTCAAGCCCCCTTCCTAAGACATGCACCATCGGCGCGCAAGAATTTCCTCAGCTATTCTTTCGTTTTACATAAACTTTTACAGCTGCTGGGGGAAGATGATTTTCTGTCTTGCTGTAGCCTTTTAAAGTCTAAGGACAAGCTGCTAGTCCAAGACCAGATTTGGAAGAAGATTTGTGAAGAGTTAAACTGGGACTTTATCCCTAGCGTCTAGGGAAGAAGATTTTGTTTGAGGAAATGTTTACGGAAGAAGATGTCATACTTTCCTTGGTAATAAGTTCTGATGCTATAATTTTGTACTCCAAGCCTTCTTTAAGTAAAGGAGAAAAGGTTGAAAAAAGTGAAGTCACTTAAGGCTAAGGAGATACCTTATAAACAGGATTCACTTGCTAAGATGGACTTCTCACACGTTCCAAAGACAGATGCATTCAAGACATTCATAACACAAGATGCTCCCAATCAGACGTTTCTACACAAGATAATAGACCTACATTGCTCAGAAAAAGAATACCCATATCCACTCGATGATGTTCTCAATTGGATCGGGTATACTGCAAAGCATTCTCTTATTGATAAAATCAGTAAGGTTGACAATACTAACTTGGCATCATACAGGAAGACAAGCATCCAAACAAAAGGTCGGCAGTGTATTGATTACAACTTTACATTTCATGGTCTTTACACTGTATTAAAGATCTCATCCACAAAAACTGCAAAGCATCATCTAGAAGTATTGAACCTCCTTCCTGCACTGGTTATGAAGTTTCATATGATTCAAACAGGTAACACAGTTTCAATCATACCAAATATCACAAATCTATCACTACATACGGAAGCTCCTGTCCCTCAAAGGTTTCAAAGAGACAACTCAAACAATAGTGTGTATATATGTTCTGATGGTTCTGAAAACAACTACAAAGTTGGTTGTACTGTGAATGTCAAAAAACGAGAGACTGGACTACGTAATGGAAACTGTGAAAATGCCATTGTTCACTACGTACATTATGACAATCATCAAGCTCTTGAGAAAGTGGTTCATGAACTTCTTACGAAATTTCATAAGAAGGACGAATGGTTTACAGTGGATTATGAAGTTGCAAAAAGTACATTAGATTGTGCACATATCTTTATGAAAACATTCAAATCATTCCCGGAACAACTTGTTGGTTTCAGTGAGAAACTTCAAAAGCTCTTTGATGATCATCTACAAGACCAAAGTGTACAACATCAAGAGATAGATAACAATGAAGTATCATCTGTGGAAGATGATGAAGAAGCTGAGCCAACAGAAGAAGATTTCAAGGAGCTAAAAAGACAAAAAGTAAATGTAGCAACAGATTATGATCAATTTATCAAAGAATGTTGCATAATTGATGAAAGAGCATTTGCATTTAATCAAGATTTGTATGGAGCCCACAAGCTATGGGGTCGTGTTATTTCTCGCACTGTGAGAAATGGCTTTATCGACTACCTACGGTCTAAATTTCATGGTACTAAGGTTGTTGATCCTGTAAGTGGGGCAACGTTATCTGCCAAAAAGGGTCTTAAACTTAAGCCCTTAATGTGGAAAAGGTCAGATCCTCCAAATGAGTATGATCAATTTGTCGAAGAAGTTTGTGATCTGTCTTATACTGGTCGAGTTTCGTCAAAAGAACTTGCAGATGCATACACAAAATGGAAACGCCAGAAAAACCCTGACTTTGACTTTAATGCAGCTCGTGAAAAGAAGCTACATCTCTACCTAGCACAGCAGCTTGTACGATCTCATGTAAATTCTTCAGCTGATGACCATGCCTATGGATTCTTTGGAATGTACCTTAAGACAGCAGATCAAAATATGGGTAAGAAGATGAACGAGAAACGCAAAAAACCCGTTATTAAAGTCCACAAGGAAACAAAAGAGATACGTCAAGACTGGCCTTCACTTTCAGAAGCCGCACGTGATATGGAAATGTCTCCAATTCTGCTAAGTAATTATATACGGCAACGAAAGCCGATAGGAGACTATTTCTACCTTTACAAGAATGAGATTGAACAGACATAAGACTTCACTGTGGTAAACTAATTATAATATGGCTGACTACGAAACCCGTCACTTGTTTGAGATCAAGAAAACAGATTGCACACCATATGCGCACAAACAATACCTTACTAAGCTCAAGAAAGAAGGATTTGAACCAAAAGTAATCTATGACATTGGCGCATGTGTCCTGCATTGGACGATGTTTGCAAAGACACTATGGCCAAATGCCGAGTTTATTGCATTTGATGCGCTGCCAAAGGCAAAAGCGATTTACGAAAGTGAGAATGTACGACATTACATTGGGGTACTAGGCAATGAAGATAATAAAGTTGTGCAGTTTTTTCAAAATTATGAGCATCCAACAGGCTCGTCATATTATCGCGAGATTGGCTATGAAAACGGCAAAATCTTTCCCGATCACACAGCACGATCATATGTAATGAAAACATTGGACACCGTTGTACAGGAGAATAGTTTTCCTCCGCCAGACATGATTAAGATTGATGTCCAGGGAGCAGAAAAAGATGTAATTGGTGGAGCATCAAATACGCTACAATCTGTACAACATCTCATTGTTGAAATGCAACATACAGAATACAACCTTAATGCTCCCAAAGTGACTGAAACACTTCCGTATATTGAGTCTTGTGGCTTTAAGTGTGTGGCACCAAGGTTCTGTGACAATGGCCCGGATGCAGACTATGGGTTTGTAAAGATGTAGATGTGAGGTTTATGCACGTGCGAATGTAGGGACACCACCCATGGACACCAGGTTCAGACCGGCACCTAGACCCACACCATTACGCACACTTGCACCAATGCTGGGTGCAAACAGATCCAGCACGCTAAAGGTGGCAGCGGCAATGATACCGATTGTAATGATCTCGTCAGCCTTCATCTTTTTGCCGGGAATGAGATAAGCCGCAACAGCGACAATCAGACCCTCAAAGATGTACTTGAAGATACGAGTAAGAAGCTCCTTGATATCAAAACTGTAGTCCATAACTGATCTATAGATATGTCATAAATTTGTTCAAGAGCTGAAAGAGACTTAAGGAAGTTCACATATAGAAGTCCATTAGAGTTATGGCGGCGGAGTCAGAAATTACACGTGTGACTGTAAAGGAGCAGGACTTTCTTGATCAAGATCCACCTCTTCGGGGTCAGAACTATGTATGTCTCTCTTTCATCAATCCCGAGGATGTAATTCTGCGGAAAGAAACGGCATTCTTTGGCAAGTTCCTTACCCCATTTAGTGCCGATGTAACCATTCTACTTGACAACATTGAGCAAAAGTTCAAGGATGTACCTGAGCTTGTGGATATGGTACAAAACCTAAAAATCCGCTATGACTTTCTCTGGGATGCCAAGGGTCTTCAGGACGAATTTGAAGTGTTCAAGGCTATGAATAGTGAGAAGCTTGAAAAGGAGTACCTGTCTGATAACAAGTACCAGACATCTATGCGTGGTATCAAGGTACGGGGAGTCTTTGAGACTCTTCCCGAAGCCCAGAACCGTGCTAGCTTCCTGAAGAAACATGATGGTAAGTTTAACATTTATGTGGCAGAGGTAGGATGCTGGTGCCCTTGGAGTCCTAACCCTCTGGAAATCCAGGATCAAGAGTATTCGGAGACTGAGCTCAATACTCTTGTTAAGAAATACAAGGAAAATCAGGCAAAGCAAGCTGAGTTCCAGAAAGAGCGACAGGAGCTGATGATTTCCAAGGCAAAGACTAATGCCAAGCCAGATGAAACAGAAGCTATCAGTGGAGGGGTTACAACAGAAGAGAAACCAACAACATCTTTTATTGTTGATGAAAAGTCAGAGTCAGCAGACCCGTGGATGGACGCCAAGCTCAAGAAGTCGGACTAGTTCTCACGTTGCCTTGTATCATAAGAATATGAGTTAAAATATAGATATTGGAAGACCCTATGAGTTCAGCAAAACCCCTCATACTGTTTTTGTTTTTCGTGAGTGCCTTTTTGATTATCACAGGCATTTATGAACAACGTATTGCTGCATTGGAAAAGACACCTAAAATAGAATACCGGTTTATCCCCCGCACTTTCTATGAAGAGCAAATGGCTTACAACAATACTGTAACCGATAAACTGTCCAACTTTTTCCAAGGAGAGTCACCTTGGTATGATCGTACTATTGGTGTGCTTGCTGATACTGACTTTATCAAGAAACAGAAAAAGTCAATGGGTTAGATGCTTCTGTTTTGGCTATTCAGCAACTAGCTAGTTCTATAGATGTAACTAATGGCAAGTATCCATACTTTTCAGGAACACGGTGAATTCTGACAACATTAATAACCTTGATCATTTCATCTACCCAATTCCAAACTACATCTTTATCCATGATATGATCGGTGATTGGAAGCAGCATAGGAGTTTTAGCAAAGGATTCTCTGTAAATTTCTGTTACATTGTATGGATTATAAATCAATTTTGTCATATTGTTTTGGAGTTTAACATTGTCATTCAAATCTGTCATGTAAGTATCATAGACAACAATTGTTGATTCTGTCTCATCGTCAAAAATCACACGAACCATCATCTCGTCGTAATACAAAATCGAGTCATCATCAAGCTTCTTTACTTCTGAATCGATTTCGAATATTACATCATCGGGAATTTTCTTTTGTAGAAGAATACCATATTCTCCGCAATTACCGGCATCATATTGCTTCAGATTGGCGAGTATGTTGCGCAAGACTGACATTTTTTAGGGTTCACACATTCACAATGTTTCTTAAATCGTTTTCAATTTTTTATTTCTGCTAGTCAGTAAGCAGTACCATGATAGACACATTACATAAGCTTTTACTTCAATCGCAGCAATTACCACTTTGTACTCCCGTTGTCTCAAAAACTAATCAGCTGGGAGACCTGAAATCATTTCATCCTGGGAGCTATGTTCCTGAATTTGTACAAAATCATGTACAAAATCTTACTACACTACAAAAAGCAGAATGGGATGACACAGTATTAAGGGTTTACAGTGCAAAAGGATACAAGCGTTTCAACAGCTACATGAAGGACATTCAGCGTGCCCAAAACTTCCTTAAGTGCTTGGGTATTGTTCCCCACAAGGTAATTATAAATATTATCTACATCCCAGGGCATAAGAAAGAGGTCAAGTGTGAAAACTGTATCCTCTCACCTAATGAAGTCAACAGTGGTTTTTATAGCATGGGAACTATATGGATATATCGCTCCCAAGAACTCTTAAAAACAACGATACATGAAATGTGTCATGCATATGGTATTGACTCGACGCGTTTCCACACAATAGAAAGGCGCTATATACCTAGTCTCCTAAATGTGAAATTCGGTAAACGTCATCCCAATAGAGAGATATGTCTCACAGAGGGTGTCGTTGATTTTATTGCGTGTCTCATAATGGCTGCCCTGCGAACAGCACAACCTATCACTAAAGAGTCCCTCTCAAATAGCTTGAAGCTTCAGGCTACACATATTCTCAACCAAGCTGAGAAAATACTATGTCTTCTTAGCAAGACAGGAAGCATTGAAAATACCCATACATATGCATATTATGTGGTAAAGGGCATACTCTTTGGTGACCTACATGCAAGTATCACATTCTTTCAAACAAATGGATGGTATGTTAACACCCGTGAATCACTTGAACGTTTCTTAAAGTTTTTAGTTTCCCATAATCGTTTCAAACTCCCTCCAGCTACATGTATGATTGATTCCAAGAGTCTACGTATGAATGTATTTGAGTAAGCCGCATAAACTACTACTCATAGCGCTTCCCCAAGTGAACTGAAGAACATAGGGGCACCGAAACCCAGACCTACCACCATACCCAGACCCATTAGGATAAACCCAATCGTCAGCATAGAGGTTGAACGTTGCTCTTTAGGTTTCTTGAGCTCACGGTGAACAATTATGAAACCTCCAATAAAAAACCCGATTGCTACTAGCATAAACAGTATCAGTGCAATAATAGATCCAATGCCAAGTCCAAAACCTGCTTTGATGTATTCACCTAGTGTCATATTATACTACTCTATGACAATTTATTCGTATTTTTTGATATCTTTTTCGCTAAACACTCAAAAAGTAATGACCATTGTATGTTTGCTTTAGTCGTATAATGCGACTCATGTTACATGGTGGCATGTTTTCATTCTCTGCTGCTTTTGCAATAGTGGGAAACGTATCGACAACCACATGATCAATAGTTCTTTTCTCAACTCTTTTAGCGTTTGTTGATGCTTTTCTTGCACGAATCTCATCAGTTTTAAGACTTATACCATAATATCCTATTCCGCCTCCATACAAAGTCCATACATTTGAGTGAAGTACATGTGGACAAGCTTCTAATTTAGAGAGAAAGTCTTCAGAATTGGGGTTTTTGTTATTTCTTTTACACCAGTTTTCATATGCTTCTGAAAGGCGGGATCTTAGTATCTTCCCAGATGGTGAGAACACACACAGATGATTTAGAAATAAGTCGTAGTCGGATCCAATGTTTACAGATCGATAGTCAATAGGTTTTAGACGGACGCCACGGAATCCGTTTACAACATTCGAGTCATTTGCATTCTTTACACGAACTGGACAAAATCTTGTCTTTAGATATTCAAGACATTGATAGTACACTTCTTTTGCAGCCTGACGCTTCCATAAGCGGAATTGACCAATTATATCTACTGTTGGAATCTCATAATCAGGATGTAGCTCACAGCATTCTTCAATAAACTGATTGAATGTTTCTGCAACAGGAATATCTATTTGCTGTTCAGGTATTACAGGAGCTACTGGTGATATTGATTCAATCTCCATACTGTCTGTTTGAGTTCCTATCTCGGTTGTAGACATCTTAGGGCGATCTGAAAAGTTCATTAGATCATTCTCTGTATCTACCATCTTTGATAGTAGTGTGTATCGTTCCACATAGTCATAAATCTCAGAAATACGCAAAGTATTCACTTGCTTAGTAATCCACAGCTTGGCTTCTTCAACAGTCATTTCAAATACTTCACCTCCTACACAATAGGGCTTAAGAAGCATATGTAGCCAATGTTCTGCTGTTTTCAGATTGTGTACATCAACATCAATAGAGAAGACTGAACGACCATAGGGTGCTATTTGACGATATGGTTTTACACGATTGTAGAGGTTCTCAGTTATGCCAATTTTAAGTGATTTTTTAATGACTTCTGATGGGACTCGGTTATCCATGTCATAAATATAGATACATGGCTTTACTTGTGTATTACGGAAGGTTGTAAGTTCTCTTTCAAGAGCTGACCTTTCTTGCATAAGATTGTCTCTATCCTCTAGCAATCCCTGAACTCTGGTTTCAGCTTCAGCTACAAGTTTAAGGGACTGTTGTATAGCATAATTCATTAGGTACTTTTCAATCTCAATGTAATACTCGCGAATAGCATTTCCACGTTCTGTATTAGCTTTCATACCAAGTTTCTTAAATCCATTTACCGTGAGTTTATACTCAGTACGGGGCCGTCCTCTAGCTGCTTGAGATGAATTTTCACCCACTTGGGTGAAAACCCAGTCTTGATCTTGTACTAAGTATTTCTGAAGTGAATTGACAAATTTATGCTTTAGCTTGTAACCAATCCATTCCATGGCTTTGTCCCCATCTACGGTAAACCCATTGCCTTTATCAAAGAATGTCAAATAGAAGTTCTCAACAAACAGTTGTTGTTGATCATTTGTAAGGTGATCTTTAAGGTACTGAAGAAGTGATTGCTGTGAGCTTTCGCTCGTAATGTCGATGATTTGCTGTATATCCATGGCTAATTGTGTTAAATCGTGTTAGCTTTAAGTAGTTTTCACTTTTTCTGGCACGTTATGAATGGAGTTTTACATGACAGTCATTCATAAAAGAAACGAGCGTTCTGCACAAACTGCAAATAATGACCCTACCGTATAGATCAATCCAATGAAACTCCAACTCAGAAAGTTTGATATGGCTAGCATTGGAGATGACAAGGTGGTGGTCATGATTGGTAAGCGAGAGACGGGTAAGAGTTACTTGGTGCGCGACCTCCTCTATCGTCATAGAGATATCCCAATTGGTACTGTCATTTCGGCAACAGAGCATGCCAACAAGTTCTATGGCAACCTTGTTCCAAGCATCTTTATCCACGATGAGTTCACACCGGCAATTGTCAGTAATGTCCTTAAACGCCAACACTTGATCATGAAGCGGTGCCGCAAGGAGATCAAGCAAACCGGATCTACGGACATCGATCCCCGTGCATTCCTTGTTATGGATGACTGTCTCGCTGACTCGGGTGCTTGGCAAAAAGATAAGAACATAAGAAATTGTTTTTTCAACGGCCGTCATTTTAAGCTACTTTTTGTGCTTACATCGCAGTATGCATTAGGCATGGGACCGCAACTTCGAACCAATGTAGATTACGCGTTCATTCTTCGTGAAAACATCATTAGTAATCGACGACGGATCTACGAAAGTTATTGTGGTATGTTTCCTACATTTGAACTCTTTTGTCAAGTCCTTGATCAAACCACTGAGGACTTTTGCTGTTTAGTTATTAACAACAATGCAAAAAGTAACAAGCTAGAAGACCAAGTATTCTGGTATAAGGCGGAGCCCCGACCACCATTCCGGATGGGCTCTCCACACTTTTGGCAATTACAAGAAGAGGCTGGATCTGATAGTTCCGATGAAGAAGAGCTCTTTGATGTCACTGCATATAAAGGAAAGAAGCGCCATCCTCAGGTCAATGTTAAGAAAGCGCTGGTTTAACTATCTGCTAGATGAAATCTACCAGTATTCTGTAAAAGCTCAGAACCACCAAGCTCTCTTCATTCTTTCTTTGAATTGCCAGATTGTAAGCCTGAGACTAAATACTTTGCAATATACACTGTTTTGCCATTTTTCTTTATAAACTTTCCGCCCCTTGAACCTTCATATATCCTGTATCGTTTTCCTTGGATGTATATGTACTTTGAACCTGCTGTTAGTTTTTTAGTATTCTTTTTGCCTGTTACTTGCTTAAGGCAAGAATCAGGGATCGAGAAAGTCTTAGATTTCAGATACTCTTCGATTTTTGTGACAAAGAACTTTTCCTTGTGTATGTTGTAGTTATCGTTTAATACGCTAAAGTATGTAAACAGTATATAAGCGCAATCTAGTACGCAATTTTTGTATAAATTATACGTATGTAAGTGTTCCATCCTGTCTTTATCTTTATGAAAAAGCCCTCTTTGACTTGGATAAAAGTAGAAATTCATAATTTTACAATCATCACGGTAATGGCTTTTTATGATCTTATCCAAAACTGTTATTTTTTTGTCATCAGTTATCGTTTGATTTTCAAAGATTCTGTCCATATTTTTCTCTTCAACATACCGAAACCTGAAATACAATAACAGATCCTTAAGTGTCTCTTTTGATGGTTGGTCTATGTTTGGATGATGTTCTTTAAATGTTTGAATAGTAGTATTTATACAGTTTTCCATGTTTACTATAGTAAAGTTTTCACTAGACGCTACTTTTTTTAGGTTCTGTACAGTCTCAAGAATTACTTTATTAGGTTCCTTAGTTTCCGTATTAAATCCACCATTCTGCGGACATTCTGTTTCTTTTTGTTTCCCAAAGTTGCCTTGACGAAGAGTATGTGCGGTAGAGTAAGAGTCCATAACCGTATGTAAAACCCTCCCGATCCATGTAATATTAGGCATTGGATTATGAAATGTATCGTCTCGGATACCTAAGAAAGAAAATACTTTTAAATCATTTTTGATTTCGCTAACAAGGTCTTCAACCAGTATGTCCTCCAAGTATGTCATCGAATGCCATATTGAGTAGAACCCATTATGAGACGTATATGCTAGTGAGAAGAAATTCGGTTTAAATTCAATATCATCTACTAGTTTAAAAAGTGAACATAATTCGTGACGAATTTTGACTTTCTTGTCCGCGGTGTCAAAGAATAGCTTTGAACAAGGAAAGTCTGGGAAGAATAAGCCAGTTTTTAATTTGTCTAGAGTTATGTGCAACATGTTAACATAGCCTTTTTCTGAAGTAAATTTAAATACGTCTTTAAGTTTAAATTTATTAATAATACCAATACGTATCCTATCGAGTACTTTGATGATCAATTCCTCTTTCATATCATCACTGAACTTGTCTGTAATCATGATATTCACAATTTTGAGAGCAGCTAACAAAAGTTCTTCATGACCACTTGTATACATTTACTATACTCATACAATTCAATTCGTAAAAAGACATATTTGTAGCTGAAGACGCTTTTATGTCGGTTCTAAACTTCAAAAATAAAGGTTTTAGTAAAATGCTGATGCTTTGGACATCAGAAAACAAGTTCCAAGGTTCAAAGCTTTAGAAAGACTCCATTCTGCTTTGTTGCTGTCTGAAGGAAGAACAACATCAACAAAGCCACAAAACCTTTCTGTGTCTCCCATATAACTGGGGAGGCAGCTAAGAGTGCTAAACTTATATATATGATTAATTGCTTATGTAATATGTCCACATAGGGGAATATGACATTAAGACAAATAAGAAAGAATCCCAAGTACATGTACATCTCAGGAGAAAAGAGTGAATAAGTGGTGTCTATCATCATCTATAGGATCACTACAGGTTTTGTATGGCGGAGTGTGCGGTTTAGTTCTTCTTAAGGGTGTACATAAAGGCGGTGATCACAAAGATCAGCACCCAGATGACAGTGATGACTGCCACCACCCAGCTCCAGATGAAGCATGAGCCAGCAACCATACAGTTGATGGTGTAAATGCTCAGGGCAATGGGAATGGTCATGAGCAGAAGGGCAATCAGGCGCTGGGCAACGTCGTACTTGACGACATACTCTTGGCCAGTGACCTCATCGTAGGCAGGGAACTCAAAGGGAAGTAGGATCACCACTACCAGGATAAGGTAAGCGAGGGCAGCAACATAGGCAGGGGCTTGTAGAGTGAAGCCCATAAGCTGCTTAGGAGAAGTCATTGTGGGCATCTTGGGTTTCTTGATGATCTTGGCCATTGATTGTATATACTGATATAAGAAATTTAGTGCCATGAGAAATTGAAGACACTTAAGGAAAGGTGGGTGGTTATAATCGACACAATATGAAGCTAGTCACGTTTAATGTCAATGGCATTCGCGCAATCAACCGCAAGCAAGGGCTCCAAACCCTCATCCAACATCACTCCCCTGATATCATCTGTCTCCAGGAAATCCGGTGTTCAGAAGAACACATAGAGTCTTGTCTAAGGGAGCCTTTTAAAGAAGAATATCCTTATATGGTTTACAGCTGCCATAGTAAAAAGGGTTATGCTGGGGTGGCAATCCTATCGAAAACCGCTTTTGATGAGGAGTTCCTTGTACCACATCTTGCACCCATCTTTGAAGGCAGAGTAAACATTGTGCGATTGGTCAATGGAATCACAATACTCAATACCTATGTTATGAATTCACAGGGGAGGAATACTGACAGATGGCAAGAGCGTATAGCGGTGTGGGATGTGTTGTTCCAAAAGCTTGTGGAAGTACTCCCCGCACCACTTATTGTTTGTGGTGATATGAATGTTGCTCATCTGGATAGTGACTTTCACCCCGCCACTTACTCCCCTAACTCACCGGCGGTCAATATGGAGGAGCGCGAGGGGTTTGCCAATCTTCTGGCCTCCACAAATATGATTGACGTGATTCCTGAGGGAAGCCCCACAAACTACACCTGGTTTAGTAACTTTGCAAAATGCCGGGAGCGCAACATTGGAATGCGGATTGACTATGTCTTGGTATCAAGTGAGCTTGGTGAGGAGAGCATAACAAAAGTCTTGTATGACATTCAAGGATCTGATCATATTCCTGTTATGTTTGAAAACAAAAACTAAAAGCATCTCAATCAATAGATATATACATGTTCTATCAAATAAAGTCCGATAAATACACCTACTATGCAGTCATTAAACAAATGTCAAAGCTTTGTCATAAAGTTTTTATAGGTGCAAAGCGTAAATGTGTAGTCATATCTGTTTATTTTGACGAGACAAATCCAAACATTGATGCATTAAGTTTTGATGAGAATTGTAGTGCACATGGAGATCTTCGCCGTGGTAGAGGTACAGTAGATCTCTTAAACACTGCGATGGCGTTTGTGAAACAAATATATGGATTTGACACTTTCGAGTTTATGGACAAGTCAACAGTTCCTTGTGACCATCAGTACGAATTACCCCTCATGTATTTACACTTAGCAAAGTACAACAAGACATGGTATGAAGAAAAATTCAATGCTCAACCATTGGAAATATCCAACTATACAGAAAGAAAAACACGTTTGCGGAATCATTTAAAGACAAAACCAGACTGGGAGTCATTTACATCCGAGTGCACTATGACATCTAAATTTAAGAAATCTTTAAAAAGTTTGTATGATGAAAGTGACAGCCTTGCTGACTTTTTGAAAACCATTGGAACCCAGTATGATTGTTACCTGTTCAAGCTATGGCTTGTGAAATACATCGACAAGGTAATGGGTATAAAGCTTTACGCTACAACATGGAGCATTACATTAGCATCACAGCCAGCATTGGTAACTATAGAGAAAATAGATTCTGTTCCTGATAATGTATTTTTTAAAGACAAAGGCCAGCCTCTAATGAACTTTTCTTGGGAAATCTATGGTGGAAATCACCCTAGAAAAATGATTGAGATTTAGCTTCTATATGGCTAATATATCAGTCCATATATTTTGCTTCTTCACTGATGTCTCCGTTTAGGGTTTCTGAAGAATTTGCGGGTTTTTACCTAGTTGAATACAAAAGAATTGAGGCTACATTCCAAGGCACAGAACACACATACACCACAATATGCAGTTCCAAACTTTATGCACGTTCATATCAACATGTCGGACAGTCAAAGGAAAGGGGTCAATCAAGCAAAAAGAACTTGCAGCAGAACAGCTAGGTAAGCAGATATCAAGCTTGGGAGATGAGCAAAGTATTATTGATGTTCTTGCTACTCTTTATCCTCAAAACCATCCAGAAAAGTTCATGCCGATTGGCTTGACAACATTAGCATATCTCTTGCGTCAGATTGGAAATACAGGGCAAGGTGGTCGAATGGTAGTTGGCGTCTCAAGGAATGAAAACCCCATGGATTGGGTAAATGCTGAGTTGTGCAAGGGCAAAGGAAAGATCACGACTGACATGATACAGCGTGGCATCAAGCTACTATACAAGACAACTGGTGAAAGCAAATGCCGCAATCTGGCGTGTGTATTAGATGAATGTACACAGGAAGAAGGAAGATTGTTTTGCGAGATTGTTGGATGTACCTTGACATTTGGCTTTGGTATAAAGCACTTCTTTGACAGCTGGAAGATAGATTCGGTTGGGCGCACATGGATAATGTCCAATAACATTCCGCGAGTAGCCAAGACCATTGTGAGTGGAGTTCCCTGTCAACTAGAGCCCGGTTACTACATCAGCAGTATGCTCGCCCGTCAGAAGCCATTCCATGATCCTATTGAGGCATTCAACTTTATTGAACTAAAGAAACGTAAGCTTACTCAAGAAGTTTACGCACAACTCAAGATAGATGGGTATAGAATCCAGTTGCACCACAGCAGCTCTGCAGACAGGTTCTGGTATTTCTCTCGCCATAATCTTGATATGGGAGACACTTACTTTTTCAAGGCCTTGAATGAACACTTCATGACCCAAATACCGCTCCTCGAGTCTTATATCCTTGATGGAGAGGTGATTGCTTATGACAAGACCAAACATGACTTTATTCCCTGCCAAGAAATGAGCTCGTTCCTTTGGATGTCAAACCCTAACATTGTATTGCTCTACTTTGTGTTTGACATACTATACTATGAAGGTTTGGACTGTACAGCTATACCCTACACAAAACGACTACAGCTATTGGAGAAGTACATCCAGCCAGGGGAGCACATCATCCCTATGACAGAGGGTGCAGAGTTTATGAAAATCCCTTTATGTATGAAGATTTGTGACCCATGCAAGCTAAAAGAGTATTACTCGGATGTAGTTGCCAAGGCACTTGAGGGCTTACTACTTAAGGATCCGAACTCAACATGGGATCCATATGCCCGCTCAAATTCACATGTCAAAGTGAAGCCCCCACCCGAGTCGTATACCTTCTACATTGTTGGCTGCAATATCAATCGACTTCAGCTGATCAGTTCTGTCCTTCTTGCCCAGAAGCGGAATGACCACTATTATACTGTTGGGTATGCGGGCACAGGTTTAACAAACTTGGCCAGGGCAAAACTCACCGAACTCATTAGCGAATCCACTACAAGCTCAACAAAAGGAGGGCGGGAAGTCCCAACTTGGCTTCATGTTTATGGAGCTGAACGACCACATATGTATGTCCACACACCCATTGAATGTAATACCACGGCACACAAGCTCCTCAAGAGTAAGATTTACACTGGTGGGTACACTCTGCGCTTCCCGGTCATCCAAGAGATCCCTGCAATTCAATTTGTCAAAGATAAGCCCATGACCTCATTTGATGACCCTGTTCCTGTTGATGTTGGCTTTATTACAAAAGAAAGTAAAGTACTTGATGGAGTATTGGTGCTTATTGTTAGGTCTTATGATCACTCTCTCATGAGCGAAATTAAACGAAACATATTACGCATGAGTGGAACATTTACGTCTGACTTGAATGATGATGTTGATGTAGTAATTGTACCTGAAAACAAAGTAGATGAGACAGAACTGGAGATTGTTCGCCAGCGGTGCACCGCACCTATTGTAAATGTTGACTGGCTAAGGAAAACATATCTATGGAATGAAAAGATGCTAGTGGCCAACCATATTGCCTGATTTTAGATGGTGATTACTAGATCGCTTTTATATCCACGTATTGGGTTGTCAAAGTACCCAAATTGATTACTTATGAGCTCGTATCCTTGAACAGAGTGATGAAAGTTGTAATGGGTATGTCCACTGCACCAGAGGCGTATGATGCCTGGAGTATAAGGCAAGTGAGAAGCGAATCCGGTTGTTGTCGGCTTTAGTGCGTATTTTGGACTTGATGTCTTGTACAAACTGGGAGCATGATGGGTCAGAACAACAATCTTTTTGTTTTTGGTGTTTGCTATGGTTTTCGTGATGTAATCGCGACTTTTGCAGTATTCCGCAACGGTGTCATTCACATCTATGCATTTATTTGGAGTCTTGAAAATCAGCCTGTAGTCATTAAGATGAGCTTTAACAAGTTCTTTATATTCATGAGGTACATACGACCATAATGTGGAACCAATGAAGCGAACATCTCCAATATCAACATGACTATTTTGCAAAAGCGTAACACCTATTTGGTCACACATGTCCTTAAGCTTTTGTGTGATCTCTGTAATGGTCACTGGTTTCGTGGTAGATGGACTGTAAAACTCGTGGTTTCCAGGAACATACAATACATGATTGAATCTACTCTTACACCACTTGAGAAACTTGGGAAGGTTTGAGCTAAACACGCTATCTATGTCTCCAAGTAGTGCTAGTACATTACCAACTGGGTTGATTATATGCTCGTATGGAAAGAACCGGTGTTCAAAGTGGATATCAGATGCAATTTGCAATTGAATCGGTTCCATTGTGCGAAGCTTTGAAAAAAGACGGCTGTATAGATTGATTTCAATATTTGTTTTTTTAGAAGTAGTTATATATAGGTTATATGGCAGCTGTAGGTGTTCCTACAGCATCACCTTCAACTATACCATTGGATGTGTCATGGAGCTCTTACCTTCCAAACAATGAAAGTCCTTGCAAATCAACTCGTTCGAACAAAATAACCGAGGTGCAAGCATATCATATGTATCAACGGAAGCTTTTGTATGTTCATCTCAGAGCCTGGTTCTCAAACTTCTATACTCAACTCATCACACAAAACTGGAATAACTTGTTCCAACCAATGTTGTCGATTATGAATCGAATTGAAATGAAAACAAGAATACAGGATGCAATAAACATTTCTCAACCATACCTGTCAACAGCGGAAAATGCTAAAAACTTTATTAGGGTTTGTTATCCCAAAATTGTTGGTGGCTATTCTTTTAATTGCTATACAGAGTTAACGGGGACAGTATTTTCTGATGATATAGACATCAAGTTTTGCTGCAATATAACATATGAGATTTATGAAAACAATAAAGATAAATACTTTCCTTTAATAGTCACCATACGTTTATTTCGCCTTTACGTAATCTACAACACAATTCTGTATATGACGTCAAAGGGATACACAGTTGTAGAGATCCCTAAGTTATTGTCAGGGATAATAGACAACCTAGTGCAACCTGATTACAAAGTATTTGAACTTTGTTCTGTAAATGTCAAAGTTTGTAACACAGATTTTGGTTTGATTGACAGTACAATTGTTTTCAAGTATGATACAAGTAAAATGTCACCTATGGCTCGAAACATCATGTTCAATTTTAATATAAGAAAACTCCTTCAACAGGGAAAAGAGACTACTATAAATGAAGCAAAAGACCTTTTAGAAGCATCTGATAATGATCCATTTATAGCGAGTTTTTCATTTGTACTCTTTGATACAATTCGTATGATCTTAAATGGGAAATACTTTGGCACGCATGGAATCAGACGTAATGATGTAGCCAAATTCTCTAAATATGTTTACAAACTTTTCTGCTTACTAGCAGTTTATGAACCATATAAATATGGGGAGCAGGCAATGAAACAAAAACTAGATAAAATCTATCTTGTTTTAAATAAGCTTGACACAAGCCAAACTGCTGAAGAGAAGAAGGCGGTTTACACTGAAGCTATTAAGCATATTGTATTGGGTGATAGTTATCTTTTCTCACTTTTTACAGCTGCTGAGACAGCTTTGGGTATACCAGCAACTCGTGGAGGTAGTAAGAAACTTCTCAATCTCCCCGATCCATATGAAAATGAATTGCTAAACATGAATAAGGATAAGACCCTTACAGATGATGTAGAACAACTTCTTTACGGTCATATAGAAGGTGGACATGCTGTGGACAAAAGAAACAGAAAACAGCATCAACCAAAAGCGAAACGCTGAATTATGTGGTAAATGTTTAGAGAGCTCCGTGTATGGAATCCATCGCGAATTGTATAAGAGAAAAGGGGAACTGGTCTAAACTCGAAAGCGAACATCGTTTTGATCACCCCAAGTTCTCACCAAAGCGTTTCGCAGAAGACATAGATGCGGCGGCACCCAAGCTCAAACGGTTGATTGATAACATAAGGGAATTAGATGACCAAGATATGAAAAATCACGGCAAGAAGTACAAGCACTTTATCTATTCCGACATCAAGTCAGCATATGGTGCTAAACTCATTGCATCCGCTCTGGCATCCCATGGGTTTGAACATGCATATCATCTTGCTAAAAGCTCAAGAGGTATGACATTTGAAATTAAGAAAAAACTTGATAGACTAAAAGGTGATGTCTTTGCAACATTAACATCAACACTGTTATTCGAAAAACCCATTGGCATCCGATTTCGAAAGGAACTACTAGGGTTGTTTAACAAGCGACCGGATAATGTTAACGGGGAACACATAAGGATCATCATTCTTGATTCTGGTTTTAGGGAGGGTATTGATTTGTTTGATATCAAGTACGTACACTTGTTTGAGCCCATCATGACAGCAGCAGATCAGAAGCAAGCCATTGGCCGAGCTACTCGCTTCTGTGGTCAAAAAGGACTTCAATTTCAGAAGAATATTGGCTGGCCTATCTATGTGTACAAGTATGAAACTGTTATACCCGTTGACGTCCGCAACTCTCTTTTATCACAAAACATCAAACTTGCACCTGCAAAGACATTCTTTGACTTGTTCATGAAGTTCACCAACTTGGATCCAAGGAAAATTACATTTGCTAATGAGCTGGAGCCTCTTGTGATCTTTGGAGCTATTGATAGGTACCTCACACGTCATGTACACAACTTTACAATCGAAGGTCTCACTCAAAATGAACACTTTGGCAAGATCTTTCATGGGGCGGGGAAACTATCGGAATTCCAAAAGATGCAGAAATACATACGTGAAAAGTACTCCAAATATACATGGCCGACCTCCAAGATTGAAAACGGCTGTGAAGGTTCACCTAGCCAACAACAGGGAACCACTTCACTTGTAAACTTTTCTCCCAGTCAAGAGTTTGTCAGATACTTTTTCACATCTGCTAATCCACAGAAAGGAATTCTACTAAACTGGTCAGTGGGATGTGGAAAAACTTGCGGTGCAATTGCAATCGGAAGCTCATCATTTGAAAAGGAAGATTACACAATCATCTATGTGACTCGACATACACTTAAAGGTGACGTATGGAAGAACATGTTTGGACAAACCTGCAGCGTGCTGATTCAGGATATGATCAAGAAGGGACTCTCTATCCCGGAGGCGGAAGCCAAACGTCAGCGATTGATTAAAGCATGGATGGAGCCCATGTCGTATAAACAATTTAGCAATATGATTTCAGGAAAGAGCTCACTATATACTGACCTTGTAAAGCGCAATGGGAAAAAAGATGTCTTGAAAAAGACACTTGTAATTATTGATGAAGCTCATAAGCTGAATGCTCCAGATGTTACAGGTGCCGAAAAGCCTGATCTTGATGCTATTAAGAACGCCTTTATGCATTCGTATAAAACAAGCGGTAAAGACTCTGCTAAACTCGTTCTCATGACAGGAACACCCTACACAGATGACCCTATGGATATGATGAAGCTTCTCAATCTTCTCCGCCCCGAAGACTATCAACTCCCCGAAGCATTTGATGACTTTCAAAAGAATTATCTCGATGAGCATGGCAAGTTTACAAAAGATGGTAAGCTCAAGTTCCTAGATGATATCGCTGGCTATGTAAGCTACCTAAACCGCGAAAAAGATGTGCGTTCTTTCTCATATCCCATCTTTACGGATGTTCAAGTCCCCCTTTCCGAGTATGAGTTCAACAAAGAACTGGAAAAATACATACGGCGGATGAGTGAACTCAAAGAGTTGAAAAAGAAGTTAAATGTTGCCAAAACAGAACTTGAACGAGAAAAGATAGATATTGAAATGAAGCTTCGTAATCAACTGGCATTAAAAGATGTAAAAAAATTGCAAGAAGAGTACAATGAATGTGTTGAAGAAAGTAATCAAACAGCACATAATGCACTTAAAGAGTTGGAGCGGGTCAAGATGGAGGCACTGATTCAATGCCAAAAAACAAAAGCAGAATGTCAAAAGACAAGAAAGGCTGAATACGAAAAGGCACACAAGGCACTTAAGGCTGAGCACAAGGTAGAAGTTGCAAAATGTAAAGACGTGGTGGCATCATGTAAGGAAGCAATAAAGAGCGAAGCAGATGACAAGATTAAACGAATCAAGGTCGAGGCCAAAAAGGCACTAGTAGAATGCAAAAAAGGCGATAAAGCCTGCAAAGAAGCCATCAAAGAAAAGGAAGCTAAAGACATTTCTGAGGTAAAGTTGAGAATGAAGAAAGATGTCGAAAAGTGTAGTGTACTGACTGATAATTGTAAAGATAGAATAAAGGCTGAATTACAACAAAACATAGATGTACTTAAAGAAGACCTCAAGTTTGATCTAAAAGAGTGCACTAGCGAAGAAAAAGTCAAAACCTGTATAGATCAGGCTAATGAACAATTTAAAAGAGAAGCAGCAAACATTAAGCCAGACCTCACTAAATGTATTACAGTCAAAGAAAAGATGCAAAAGTATGAAAAGTTAGAACAAGAGCAAATTAAGAACCGTGTGGAGCTTCATATTCAAAAAGCAAAGGCTAGGATAGAGAACATAGAAAAGGTGGATCTTCCATTAATGCAAAAGGATGAAGATACACTTAAGAAAAGTATTCTGGCAAGTGCACCAAAGGATCGATCTCAGCAAAAGTATTTGGAGACTTGCTTGAAGACACAAAAAATAAAGCCACATTATGAACAGGTTCTGAAGGGCAAGCTACCTGATTACATTGATGATGAAGACGAAAAGGTACCTGATGAGATCCCAGAAGAAGCTAAAGCAAACATCTATGTTATTAATGGCCATGGGTCTGAAGATGTGAGAGCTTTTGAAAAGCGTCAAACACTCCCTGCAGATAAGGTCTTGATTGTATTTCCACTATGTGCACGCCCTACATGGACAAGTGTAACGTGTCCGTTACTGGATGTATTCAATAAACCTGAATATATGAAACTATTGGCTAATCCAATTAAATACAAAAAGGAAATTGAAGAAATTACTAAAGCTCCTATACGCATCTATCTTCCAGGCGATAAGGTACCTTTTATGAGTACAAACCTTTTTGATAACTTTGATAAAGACATAATTGTACTTGCAAAGTCTGGAGTTTTTGAACTAGGTAAAATTCCTATTATAAACCGGGATGTTATTCCTGATGCAACTTCCAGTAAGTATCACCTCGGTCACAAAGCATGTGTACAGTTTAGTGGAGTTATTGAGAATAAGTCAAAATATAGTGGAGCTGTTCACCGAGAAATATACAAGGGGAACCGATATGCAAAGGCAGCAATCAAAGAACCTTATGAGAAAATGGAAAGGCGCAGCTTTCAAATCAAAGACATTCTTGAAGAAACTGGCCCAGGTATTTACTATTATACTGGTTGTCGTTCGTCATATCAGAAATTCAGTGATACCTTTTACGCAAACATCCTTGCAGAAAGTGCTGCCCAACAGCAAAAGCCTGAAAGAGATCAGAAGCGTAAGATGAAGGAGTTTATCAATCACTTGAATGTACCAGACTTGGATCCAAGTGACTTTAATGATGAGCAAATACAACCTAATACAGATAGCACCGTCCCTGAAACGCCGCCTAAAAAGAAACAGGTTATTATCAAGGACAAGCAACTGTATCAATCCATTGATAAGGAAGTAAAGGAACTCCTCCAGACTTTCGAGGATATCAAAGTATCTGAAGCGGATAAACTCATACAAAAGTGCCATAAATGGAAGAAAGCACTAAAGGACGCTGAAAACCCTCCCATTGAAGCCATTGACGATCTTCTGATGATGGTCGAGGGTTCGGTAGTGCCAACTACTGTGCTGGACTTTAAAAAGAGCAAGACATTCTATACAGTGACTCTCTCTCGAGAATACAAATGTACCACGCGTAAATATACATATAAGGATAAGGATGTGGGAGTGATCCCCCTAGGGCAGAAGAGCAAGGCAGATAAGTGCAGTACAGAAACACTTATTACACGCATTAAGCAGCTACACAATAAAGACCGACTAGACCAGCTTGAACTCCCCGTATCCATTGATGAGTATGAGAATCTAGATGTATTTGTGGATGTTTGTAATAAAACAAAAAAGCTTGTCTTGGCGCGTGTGAGAGAGATGCCTAAGAAGCCTATGAAACCCAGACAGCCCAAAAAAGTAAATACGGGGAGTAGGTAAGAGTCAATGTGTTCCACCACTTCTAATCCCGAGCTACTACTGTCTATAGTGCTTAGCAACCTTCAGAAACCAGATGGACAGACGTTAGCGAGGTTGGCAATAGTATCCAAACATATGAGTTCATGTGTACGTCATGCTCTCTCCAAGTTTGACTATACCTCGTTTCTTTTTGACTTGCCCAATGGACGTATGTTGGCATTAGGTATGTCTCCTAAAAAGTTAATTTGCAGTCAATGTAAACGATTCAAGCCTACTTTTACATGCCCCTTTGTATCAGGAGGTATTCTATGTGAAGAGTGCCTAGGATTGCGATGTCTTTCTAGAGCTCAAGCACAAAATACTTTCAAACTGAGACCACATGATCTTGTCAAACTTGACTATTATGTTCTCAAGCCAAACATATATGTATACAAGGGCACAGACGTAAAGAAGCTGTCATACTTGAAACATAAAGGCGCACTTCAGCCACCTCAGTCCCACCAGAGGCGCACCGCGCAGCTTAATGACTTGATGAATCGGCTCATTCCGTCAGGAGCACACGAGAAAGTCAAAGCCACCGCCTACTGTATGGAGTTTATAACAACCGGTGGGGCTGGACTACGAGCACTTGAAAATTATTTGTCTGGGTATACCACTCTTTCAAAGCTTGTTGCCCAGCCAGAACTATATATGCGCGAGTATGCCAAAAACTCGATTCATGCCATGTACCAAATCGCCAAGGAAAAGCGATTGTATAAGTAAAATATTTGAAGCTAAAGAAAAACTCTTTGGATGTTCTTAGGATTGTTTGCGTGTACTGCCATATATGTTTGTTCCGTGTATGACATATAAAATATTATATAAAAGCGTAATTATTACAAGAACAGAAGAAACCTTTGACCAAACTATATAGTTGTCTAAACAATCGATGTTTCCATATGAAATCGTCGATTTGGTGCCTGATTGTTTTCCTTTAAAAAGAGTAAAAAGCGACATTTGATATCCTGTACATTTAGGCAAATGCAATACTTGATTGTACCAGATTGTTATGACACACATCTTGTACTTCAGAAAAGCAAGTATTACGATCACTTGAAGAATATTCAAGATAATTAGCTTGCTTCTATCGATCTTTTTATAAACAACGTATTCTATTCCAATTACAAGTAGTAATCCAAGCAATAGTGCTGTGATGATATCGTGACAAATGACTAAAATCCATGCAGCAAACTTATTCAGGACTGGTACCCTACTGGTTACAATTTGGTTTGCATTTACAATAATACTTAATACAACACTTACTATAATTATGACAAAGATCAAATAATACATTCTTTATATAAGCAAATGTATTCGTTTTTTGATCAAACAGTTGTGCTTACTCTACGGGAACAAACTGATCGTCAGACTCATGTAAAGAACACTTTGGAAAAGCTTAATATACCGTTTGAGTTTTACTATGCGGAAAGAATGGAGGATCCAAAATTAGGCAGTTTAGATTCACATTCAAAAATAATACTTCAAGCACTTCACTCTGGATCTCAAAATGTATTAATATTTGAAGATGATGTTGTTCCCAGTAATACTTATGATGAGAGTATAATTAACCATTGTATAGAGTTTATGAAATCAGATGATACATGGGATATGTTTTATTTGGGATATTGTCATCCTAATCCTAGAACGTATGGAAAAGATGCTTTAAAGTGTGGATTTGGGAAAAAACACACACAATACATTTACGATTGTTATTGTTTTTGTTTACATGCTTATGTTGTGTCAAAGCGTGGGATGATAAAGTATAAAGAGTTGTATGAGAAAGAGCTAAAGTTTCTTCAGCATCCTGATAACATTGATGTTGAACTTCAAAATGATGCCATACGCAGCTCTCTAAACATATACATGTGTGTCCCGGGACAATTTGATCAACTCTGGTGTGGTTTGAGCTCTGTAAAGGATTTGGCATCAAAAATGTGTAAATTCAGTCAAACATATGATCATGTAGAGCTATCATATATGTTTATAGATAATCGAGCTCTTCTTGTTGTCTCTGGGGTTTGGTTTTTATTTTTCATTTCATATATTGTTGTAAAATTAGGTAGACATTTCGTATAAATACAAGTTTATGGTGTGACATTTGGAAGAATATTTATCAATTTCATTTTGCAGTGCTGCCTTGGCACTGCTTAGCTGTTGCATCTCTTGTATTACTAAAACAAACGATATTGTGTTATTTCTTCAGTAACGTCAAAGCTTCTGATATTTTTGTGTCTTTCAGTTTTGTTCTGTTTCTCAAGGGTTTAATTGGTGAATATGTTGTATCATTGATGGTTTTAATGAGTTTATCATAATTCACTCGTCCAAATGAAGTTACTTCACTAATTTTAGGGTTTGTAACAGGTATTAAATGTTCTGATGTAGGTTTTGTGAGAAGCACTGTTCTTCTTTTATTCATCAATGATTGAATGTTTTCTAGCGATTGTGCTGGCACACTTGGGGATCGCTTTCGAGGATCACGAGAAGAAGGAAGAAGAGGGACGGGAACAGAAGGATCACGAGAAGAAGGAGGAGCTGGAGAAGCCATACACTTTTACTATTAATCACTTTTATACTTTGATGAGCCATTTCAATATTTTCGTACTAATTACAGGATAATATGGATTTTACTCCAGACTCCTTTTCATTTGGCTTTGAATATGAAACACTTGTGGGTATAAATGATGATATTTTGAAACCCGTGGGGACATGTAAGAATCAAAAACAACAAACCACATCTCGGCAGACGACAGGCAAATCTAACGCATATGCAAATGAATCAGATAAGCAGTTTTCACATATTGTACGATGTCTTCTAGCATCTGCAATCAGTATGTATTCTCAAACAGAGGTAAAAGCATTATGTGAAGCTGAACAAGAATCATCTCAACAACCATCAGAATCCACGCATTTACAAACCTGGCTTATCACCAGTGACTTTAGCGTTGGCGTTGGTTCATCTGGGATTAACAATATATATAGTTCATTCACAGATTTACTATCTCCAACCACCCTAAAAGTGCCAACCACCATTGTTGAATATATTGAATTTGTTTCACCTGTTCTGAAAAATGATGATGTCAAAAATTTAAGTATAATACTGGATGACAAATTTTGCTGTAAGGGCAAGTTTTCATACTGGAATAATGCCACCACATCAAATCACATTCATGTCTCTTTGGAGAAAGACGCATTTCGTAATCCGGCAATTCTTTTCAAAATAGTCATGGCGTGGTGGTACTTTGAACCTGTTTTTATGTTGATGGTTGCAGGCAAACGGCGTAGTAATGGATATTGTGATCTTATGAGGAATCTCATTGATGCAGAGATAAATGACCTAGATACATTTAAATATCTTGTATACGACGACTTCAAAAGTACGGTTGATGAACTCAAATACATTATCACGCTATTTCAAGGCGGTGTAAAGAAAGTCAATAGATATGCTGCATTTAATATGTTAAACCTTTTGCCAGGAGGTATTGGAACTATTGAGTTTCGATTGAAACATGGTTCATCATCAGGTGAAGAGAATGTTCACTATATCAACTTCTTAATGTATTTTATACTATCAGTAGTCAATCAGGAACATTGCATCACAGAGTTATTAGAGGATGATCAAAAAGAATACTTGTGGAACTTGTATGTAGATGGTACACTATTGGGTTTAGATCAGGGCAACTTTACGAAAGATGTAATGCATGTTGATGATCAGTACTTTATTGAAAAGAAACTGCTCCCCTTTGAATATCTTGTAAAGTTTATTGAATGTGGATTGAATGATGATGTTAGATCAAACTTTCTTATATGTGCCAACTACTACAGGGATCACGTTATTAAACATACAGTAATACAAAACAATAGTTCTGCTATCCCTATGAATGCAAGTGGTGGGAAGAAGAAAATCAAGAAACAATTGGAACTCGAAACTGTTGAGCAGCTTAGAAAGCGGTGTGCCAAGAAGAAACTGAAAGGTTACAGCAAACTGTGCAAATCAGAACTAATAGAATTTTTACGAAAGTAAGCAACCTACTTAAAGTTGTATTGACATATACTATTAAGTATTTACTCTCACAAAGACGAGAGAAGACGAGAAATTTATAAATGGCTTCTTTTTGCTGTCATACTCCAACATGTTCTTTCATTGCTCAAATTGAAGATTGTGTAAGTGGTGCATCAGAAGTATGGAAACGTTTTCGCCTCAAACCTGTTCCTACGCGTCGATCAGGTCATGGCTACCCAAATAGATACTCAAAACAATCGATTTTAACATGTGCCGCCGAAACATATCATAGTTGTCAGGAGTGGCAGAATGAAGTAAAGAAATCCCTTGAACGGAAAGATAAGCGTCTAAAGAAAAAGGAAGAAGAAGCAAAACAACGTAAACTTGCAGCAGAAAACTTTATAAAAGAATATGGTTTGTACCTTACTGAGATTCAGTTCGAGAAGTATTTAAAGTTTGACGTGATTACAAGGTTTAATCCACGAGTGCAATATTGTACAAAATGTGCAAAAGTTGTTCATAAAGATCATAGTACTCAAACAAGAAACCTTTGTACACCAGATTGTGTACAGACCCGTGTTTATGTTGGGGATAAACCGCAAACCTTACCAAGAACATTTTACTGTTTCTTATGCAATAAGGATTGTGTAGGTAAGTTCGAGAATCACCATCATTACCCTATTGACAATTTACACCTTGTAAAGCACCATCTAATACCATACACAACAAGTTCATCTGTTCTAGTTCAAAATGTCAAGCTACGACAAGAGCATTCATGTAAAGTATGTGAAAAACACAAGGTATATGCATCTACAAACGACAATCGGCTTGTAATAAGAAATGAACATGCACCTATCTATGACAAGCTTACTCATATAGATGCACGTAATGAGTCAAAGAACATCACCAACCAAATATTGCAAACACCAAAAAATCAAGTTTGTATTCTTACAAAAGCAAAGTCAGATGTAAGATATAAAATCAGAAAGAACCAACAAATCTCCAATGCATTTTACATTGAATCGCGTGGGAATGAGCATGATCGTATCTTGCTAGCATGGAGAAAGAGTGATGTCAAGAATGTCTTGAAAGACTATCTTCCCGCAGATATTGTATATCATCATATCATCCCTAAACTAGAAATACTTTACAGTAATGATAGTTTACAAAAACAAGAACATAGAAATGCTAGAATAATGGAAAGAAAGAGATTAGAAACAGATAAAAGATATACCTGTTCTCAATGTGGAAATCAAACTCCTAAACAAAACATTGGTGTGAGTCCATACTTTAATAGCATGGTTTGTTTTGATTGTATAAATGATGATGAAGAACTTTGGTCACACAAGTGGGAAAGCTTGAATGATATATACTAGTATGTCTGATATCATCAGTCATTTTAATATAGAACATTACAGATAATGTTCTACAAACTTCAATCAAAATCAAATGTGTATTATGCTAGTGTTGTCATCTACAAGTCAGATGAATTGCATAAGGTCTTTGTGGGTGGAAAGAAGAAATGTGTTGTAATTTCAGTCTATCCAGATGATCCAGTCCCAAACTTGGATGCAGTGTCATTTGATGAGAAATGTAATGAGCAAGGTGATTTACTGCGAGGTCGTGGCACAGTTGATATGGTTAAGAGTGCCATTGCATTTGTAAAGCAATTATATGGTTTTAATCGTTTCCAGTTGACTGACAAAAGTCATTTAACTTGTAGAAAAAAAGTACAAGTGTCTTTAATTCATTTTTACTTGGCAAAGTATCAAAAGACTTGGTATGAAGATAAGTTCAATGCAATACCTTTGACCATACCCGACTATGCAGACAAGGTAAAGCGATTACGACAAACTTTGAGAACAAAGCCAGAATGGAATAAGTTTAGTCAAGAACATCAAGTTCCGCCAATTATGAAGACTGCATTAGGGAAACTATACAATGAGTCTGACAATCTTGGAACATTCATTAAAACCATTGCTAATGATTATGACTGCTACCTATTCAAAGACTGGTTAGGTATATTCATTGATAAGGAGATGGCGAACGTTTATGCTACAAAATGGGTCATTGAATCTGTCGATACTGTAAATGTTGAAAAGATTCAGCAGCTGCCTTCTAATGTATTCACTGTTGATGAAAAGCCTAGTCTTATGGACTTGACAAAGGAAATCTATGGAGGAAATCAAAAACCTTTACCAGAAGGTGTTTAAACTCTGATACACATGAGTCACTATTGTCAATTTTCAAACTCTGGCAATTCTAGCCGCTCACGTAAATTGCTAACAAATGCAGTCATTTTGGCTTGTGCATCAATCCAACCATTACATGATCCGCATGGATCAATTATGCGTCCAATAAGATACATATTGAGTGGGTCAAGTTGTGTGATCAAATCCCCTATAAATATAAGCTCTTCATCACTGTCATCGTCATACCATTGCAAGAAGCTTTCCATGCAATCAACTAGTACGAGCTTTTCTGCCATCCGTAATTGATTAATATAGTAAGTCATTACCATGTCACAAGTACAAGCAACACACTCAATGTTTGGATGACATCCAGTGGCCAGAAGATCTGATAAACGACTATTGAGCTCTTCAATATGTGTAAGGAAAGGTTGTTTTATGAATTGAGTATGTTTGCAGTTACACTCTGACAAGTCAATTTTGCAACACCCCAAAATAAAGGGCTCTTTAAGTAATGTACCCTTTGGACATAAGGAAACAAGCTTTGAAGATATACTCAAAAGTCCAAAGTTTGAGAAAGACTT